ATTGAATATTGATATTTGCTATACTGGTTTGTGCCTGAATTGTGACATTGGCATTGCCAGCACTGTAAATGGTGCCAGTGATTTTAACGGCCCTAGGTGTTGTGCCAGTCATTGACTGGGTAGCCGCTGCGGTGCCTGACACATTGGAGGTTGATGCACTGAAAGCAGTGGTTTGAGCAGGTTGTGCTTCCACAGTGTAGTAACAGGTACCTGCATCAAAATACGTGCTAAATCCAGTTGTGGTACTGCCGTCGGGCAAGATAGGCAGGTATGCTTCGTATTTGTAACTGTATCCGCCCAAAACCAAAAATCCCAACACACCCACATTGGCCTGGCTCACACTGTTGAACGCCACAGTTGTTGGTTGCCAAACAACGTTTTCTACCCCAATACCTGTGCCCGAACTGTTGCCTGTGACTTGCAGATTTGATGTCACCGTATTGGCTGTGGCTGACAAATTGCCCGAAAACACACCCAATGTGCCCACAACATTGGCACCTGTGATGTTGCCGGTGGCCGAAATTAAACCGTTGCTGAGTGCATTACCACCAGTGACATTGCCTGTGGCGCTGACGCCTGCTGCGCCTGCTGACACAGCACCCAGACTAATAATGTTGCCACCAGTGATGTTGCCTGTGACCGTGGCCAATCCAGCCGTGATTAAGTTGGCACCTGTGACATTGCCACCAGCAGATGCTTGACCAGAAATCAGTGCATTACCACCAGATATGTTGGCTGCACTTGTGATGTTACCACTGACGTACACAGTTCCAGTCACTGCCAGTGTATCCAAGGGTGCAGCGTTGGCAATGCCCACGTTGCCTGAACTACCAATCACTGTGATTCTTGTGGCAGGAGTTGCAGTGCTGCCAGTTTGAATTTGAAGATTGCTGTTGCCTCCGGTGTCAGCATACACTGCTTGAATTCTGGCTGTGACTCTGGCTCCTGCGCCAGTGGAGTCTGATGTAAACCATTCAATAGACCCAATATTTGCACCCAGTGTGGTCACAGCAGTGTTTGAGTCAGTAAATCTTATTGCTGGTTGTGTTGTAGCAGTTGATGCACGGGTAATATTGATATTACCACTAGACACTATCAAATTACCGCCAGTAATATTGGCCGTTGCCGATACTTGACCTGCGGTGCGTATGTTACCGCCTTGAACATTGCCTGTTACACTGGCCAATCCTGTCACAAACACACCTGTGGTGGCAAACACTGCTACATTTGAAGTTCCACCTATTGTAATATTGGCATTGCCGTTGGTCACAGGAATTTCCATGCTGGTGGTACCGTTGAAAATTTTGTCAGCGTTGATGTTGCCCACCAGCACAGCATTGCCGGTCACAGTCAAGTTACCGTTGATGTTCACTGACGATGAAATCAAATTGATGGGATCGCTGGCACCAATGCTCTGTATAGTGTACTCGCCACTGACTCGTTTGACTGTTGACATTTAAAGGTCCTTTGCGTTATTTATGCGGTCAAGAAAGTCTGTGATAGGCATGTGTCGCAGATTGTCAATGTTGGCAAGTTCAGGAACAGCAGCAGTGGTGTCACCCATCACACGGTAAAAACTGGTTTTGGGAAAATCTCTGCATATGGTTACTATTTGTCGCACCCAGTTGCCTGTGTAAGTGGGCAAAGCCGTGCTTTTTCTGTAGAATTCTGTGTCAGCATACACATTGTTGAATCTGTTGTTGGCCGTGGGTCCCATGTCAAATCCAATGAGATAAATGGCCAAGTTGTGATCCATGGCTGCTATGCCCACTGCTATGGGTCCTGAACTGTAGCCAAAATATGCCTGTGGCACAGATCTTGCACCCAAGCCCGGCAAGGGTTTTCTGGTGTACATGCGATGTTTTTCAGCGTAACCACTGTTTTGAATGGTGTGTGCTATGCCCTTGTCTGTGCTCACAAGAACGTCAGGCACAAACTCTCTGTACAGGGCATTACAGCCATAGATTCGGCCCAGTGGTTGTAACTGATTCAAATCCACACTCAATCGGCTGACACCGTTGCCCAGAACAAATGCTGCACTCATAAAAAACCCTCCCTGTATGTATCAGGGAGGGTTTAGTCACTTTAGAAATTAAGAAGTAACGTTGTCCACAATGGCCAGATCCAACAGATTTTGTTGTCCGCCAGCCACAGTGCCTGTGTTGGCACCGCCAGTGGTTCCTGACTTGATCACTGTGCCTTCGTCGGTGAAGAAGTTGGTCACATAGCGTTTGTCTGCAATCACCGAAGTGGCTGCATAGGTTGATCCGCCAGTCCAGTCCAGCAAGAACTTGTTGGTAAGTTTGCTGACAGTGGTGGCTGTACTATCACCTGTAGTGAATGTAATGGCCATGAGCCCTGCAGCAGGTGTGACATCATCGTCCAGCACACACACGCCCACTGAGTTGGCTGCACCGTTGCCGGCTCCGCCCACTGAGGTTGCTGTGAACACAGTGCCCAGGCCATAGTTGGCAGGTGCACCAGCAGCAGGCCAGTCAGTGGTTGTGCCAACAGTGCTGATTTGATAGGCTTGGCCCACAACAAATGAACCGTCATTGACACCGGTGGCATCGCCCACTAGATATTTGTGGCTGCCTTTTTGGCGTATGATGTAGCCTTGTGCTACACCAATACCTGAACCATCAGGTGCAGCAATGTTGACAGTGACATCAACTCTGGGATTGGTTGCTGAGGGTGCATCAGTGGGTGCTGCACCGCCCACCACGCCTAGATATTCAGTGGCGTTGAGTGTGTTGGCAGTGTTGACAACTGGTGCAGTCAATGATCCAAAGTTAGGAAAACCAAGATCCACACCAACGGCTGCGCCGCCATTGCCAGATCCTGTGCTTGTTTTTTGTATTTTAAGAGGACGTCCCATTTTGTTTCTCCTTAAAGAAGTCCGATCGGAGTTCTAGTCCGTACGCGGTGGGTTAAACCGCATAAAACGCAGAATTGCGTTGACAAGTATTTATGGATGTAGTAAAATAATTGACCGCACTGCATATGCTGTAAATATTACCATGGACTCAAACGAAATTATCACAGACGTTGCTCAACTGATCGAAGAAGGCAACCGACTGCGCGGCGAGAACCGCCCAGACCAAGCACTCAAATGCTACATGCTGGCCATGTGTCACGATCCCAATTCAGCCGCGGCATTCAACAACTATGGCAATGTCATGCGTGAATGTGGACAGCCAAAAAGAGGCATACCTTTTTTGCAATACGCTGTGGAAGCCGATTCCACCAATGTCACTGCTCAATTCAATCTAGCAGTGAGCTATTTGATTCAGGGTGACTATGCTCGTGGTTGGCCGGCCTACGAAGCACGTTGGCAGTATGAGCACTTGGCAGGTTCATTACCACAACATTCTCAACCTCGTTGGACTGGACAGGATCTAAAAGACAAAACTATATTGGTCATAGGTGAACAAGGACACGGAGACAACATACAGTTCTGCAGATTTTTGTTCAACTTGCATGCAGGGGGAGCACGAGTATTGTTTCAAACCACTACAGGGTTGATTCCGCTGTTCAACACTAGTCCTGTTATTGCCTGGATTGGTACATACACCGATCAACCACCTGAGTTTGACTACTGGGTGCCCATCATGAGCATACCTGGTGTCTTGGGTGTTACCTTGGAAAACTTGCCTGCACAGGTGCAGTATATAACCGCTGACAGTGCCAAACATGCTGCCTGGCTACAATTGTTGGGTGCAAAGAAACGCATGCGAGTGGGCTTTTCTTGGTCAGGGCGCAGAGATGCCTGGTTAAATCGTCACAAAGGCATGCCGTTTGAAACAATGTTTGAGCTGGTACGCAACAACCCGCAGTACGAGTGGATCAACTTGCAAGTAGATGCCACTGAAGAAGAATCTGCAGCCATGGCTGCTGTGGGGGTGACCATGTATCCTGGCAGCATTGCCAGTTTTGCTGACACTGCTGGTTTGATTGCTTGCCTGGATGTGGTGATTTCTGTAGACACTGCCATCACGCACCTGGCAGGAGCCATGGGTCGCCCCACATGGTTGATGTTGCAGTGGTTTGCCACTGACTGGCGCTGGATGTTGGATAGAGACAGTTCGCCTTGGTACAGCACTGTGCGCATATTCCGTCAACCCTCAATGGGAGACTGGGCCAGCGTTACTCGGCGGATTGAACAATATCTGTCATGGTTCAAGGTTTGATCTGATTTTTCTTGGCGGCAAGAGTGGCCCGTATTTTTGCTTTTTGTTCTTCACTCATGGGCTTACCTTTGTTGTGCGCAACTTGCTTGCCTTTTTTGGCTTCACTAATCCTCCGGCGGGTTTCTTCTGATACTTCTACCCCATAGCGAGGATTATTAGAACCTTTGTTGGCTTCTGAATTTTTGAGTCGGTGTTCTACCGTTTGAATTTTTCCTTTATTTTTGCCTATATTTGATTGTCTAATTTTTTCTATTTGTTCTTTGCCCTTAGGTTTACCTTTCCAATATGCACTTATTTTTTTATTAGATTCTTCTGTTGGTATAACATATCCAGCAATATTTTGATTGATCCAACGTTCATTAGTTAACACTTTGCAACGTTGAAGAACTTTAGTTTCCCATGCACTTGCTTGTTGTTTAGTTTCAAAGACTTGTCGTACTTCTACATCAAAACTATCAATACCAGTTTCTTCGATAAGTTGTTGAATTTTAGGACTACTGGTAAAATATTTTTTCCATAAATCTTCAGCAGGTTCTACTTTATTAGCAGAACGATATCCATAATAGACTTTACCGGTAGGGCGATGTTTGATTAGATAAGTGTAGGGTTTCATGCAGTTATTTATGATAGAGTGCGATTTCCCCAACATAACAAATCCAACAAAAAACCCGCCGAAGCGGGTTTCTTTAACTTCCCATCCCTGGGTTGTTTTTTCTCTGATTAGGAGAAGCTCAAATTGCTCACGGCAATTTCTCCTACATAATCTCCGGCATTGCCGAATGATGATGCAGTGTTAGTGAGCTCGATGTACCCATAACGAGTCATAAATGACACGACTGGTTCAAAGGTTGTTGGATCAAGCACAACACCGCTGCTCATCAAAGGAATGTATGGGCAGTAGAATGCTGGTGCGTCAGCTTCTGAAGAACCTTTGTAACCGACCAATACGCTTTGTGTGTCAGCAGCATAGCTGTCAACGAACACACGCATACTGCCGTTCAATGTACCAACAAACTTGGTGTTGGTAGGTGCTTCAAATGTACCTTCTGTAGTGCGAGCAAAAGCAGAAGTTGTTGCAGATTGCAACACTGTCAGTGCAGCTGAAGAAACTACAGCGTAGTTACCAGCGCCACGACGTGTGCGTTGAGCAATCAAGTTAGCAACACGGTTAACCAACACAGCCAAAGCGGCGTGTTCGTCACCAACAAATGTTGCTGTACCACTAACGGTAGCTTGGTTGTATGTGAACTCAGTAGCTGCCAGTGAACGCAAGCTCAAGAGAATCTCTTGGTCGATTTCAGCGGTAATCTCTTGAGCCAATGCTGCCATGATTTCTGCTTCAACGTCAATACCATGCATGGCTTGTGCGTCTTGTGCAGATTCAAATGTCCAGCGAGCTTGCAACTTACGTGTGCGAGCTTCAACAGCTTGTTTCAGGATCTGAACGCTAATTTGCTTACCGCCAGTGCCTTCCATGGTAGCTGTGTTGCCGCCAGTGTAGCCAGTGGCAGTTGTGGTACCTGCAGGCACAGTAGAATATGCTTGAGCAATTTTGAATGGGCTCAATGCTTCTTCACCAGCACTCACACTAGTAGCGGCTGCTGAGTTGTCTGTCAAGTTGTTGGCATAACGCACACGCAGGGTGTGAATTTGACCAACAGGACCAGTCATGGGCTGAACGCCAACCAACTCGTTAGCAATAACAGTGGGCATGACACGACGGATCACAGGCAGAATCACACGGTTGAGTGTGGCAATGTTGCCGGCAGCAGTGGAACCTGCGCTGGCATTCTCTTTCAAATAGCGACGTGTATTCTCGAGGATTACATTCATGCTATTGCGTTTGGTTCCATTAAGACCTTCTAACAGTGCCTCTTTGGTTTCGCCCCAACGACTTTCTAATAGTTCTTGTGACATTTAAGTCTCCTTGTTAAGATTAAAGACCTGCCAGGCGCTTGAGGTCGATGACATTGCTGCGATCTTCCGACACCGTGGGTACAGTAGTTTTATCACCAGTTACTGAGGTAACAGATTCTGCAATCACTTTACGGGCTTTCGCAGATCTATCTTCCAACACTGCTGGTAGATACTTTTCAAAAGCCGACTTCAAACGGGCAGTTTGAACGCTTTCGAGTAAATTACGCATGACTTCTTGCTTTTCCCGGTTCAATGGGCGCAGCAATTCATCCAAGGTGCTTTCGCGCTCATTGGATTCTCGGATCATACGCAGTTCACGTTCTTTTGACTCAACCACCACTTTTGCATGTTGGGTGAGTTCAATTGCTTTACGCAATTTCTGATCTTTCTCGGCAATAACATCATACAGTTTGCGCACTTCCGCCTTCTCATTGAGATGGGTAGCACCAAATTCTGCAGCATACGCTTCGAAAATTCTACGACCAAAATTGTTCTCACGAGCAATTTGGATGTCTTCTTGTAACTGATTCAACTCAGCCTTGAGATGACGGCTAACAGCTTGACTCATTTTCTCAGCAGATTCTTTTACGAAACGGCTCTTCAATTGTTCAAGTTTGCCACGTGCTTCACGTACCAGACGCACTTTTGTCTCTACGACATCACGTTTGTCCTTGGCAAATTCTGTGATTTCACGTGCCAGGGCCTGCACCACGAAGTTTTCAAGTTTTGCAACTCCTTCGGTGTGCATTTTACGGTCTCGGCGCAGTTCGCCAATTTCTTCTGCAAGTTTAGACACCATAAAGTTGTTGAACTTTGTGGCTGACTCTTTCATCTTGCCTTGGAAACGAACGCGATCTTCCGCCAGTGCTTGCTTTTCAGCAGCCACTTGCGCAATTTCTGCGGCCAAACCTTCTGTTACCATCTTGTCTAGGGCTTCTACCATCACTGTTTTGTCATGCTCGTAGCGTTGTGCAAACTCTTCTCTGAGTTCTGCACGTACCTGTTCACGGGCTTCGTTTAGTTTTCCTTCCCAAGCTTCGTTGAGTTCTTTACTAACGTCTTCGTTAATTAGGCCACTGTCGAGCAGGGGTTTGATTGCATCAAACATTCCTGGTTCTCCTTAGATTTTGAGATCCTGAATGAGTCTTTTAACTTCATTCTTGAGGTATCTCTGCACTTTGTCGCTCTCGCCAGATTCCCGTGCCATTTCCATCAGTTTATGACCGTGCTTCATGTTCATGAGGCCTTCATAAATTGCTGTGGGATAAGCATTGGGTGCGCTGGGTTGTGCAACCACATCTATAGTGACTATTTCAAAGTCACTTACATGTCCTGTTCTGTCGTCTACATTGCCGCTGCCACGACTGCTGACACCAAGTTTTACACCTGATGTCAACAGCGTTTTAATCAATTCTCCCATGGGAGTTGGCAGGATTTTCAACTTGCCGCAACCAGCATGTCCGTCCATCCACATGCCTTCAACTGTGTGGCACACACGATCTAAATTGATCTTTAGATCATCTGGATGGTCCACTTCACCTAACACGGAGTTACCGTCGCGGATCTGTTCGTTGATGGTTTCAACTGCCTTGATTATTTCGTGTCTGGGGTAGATACGTTCATTTGCATTCTTCTTGTCGCCTTCAATGCAAATGCCTTTGAGGTAGAGGTTCTTTTTGCCAGAAACATCCGCCTCTTCTAAGACTTGGATGTTGGCCTGGCTAAAAGTAAGATCTTCTCTTAGGTATCTAGATGACATTTAATTAAGCCTTACGTCCACCGGGAAGTGGGCTTTTGTTGTTTTGACCTTCGCTGCCGGCGCCCATTTTAGGCTTTGGTGCTGCTGAAGGCTTTTGTGTGCCTTGTGCAGGTGTGTTACCAACTTTGCCGATCAAGTCTTTTGTGGTATTTTTGTAAGCGGCTGTGTCATGATGTCCACCTTCGGCTGCACCAGTGTGTACTGGGCGGCTGGCCATGCCTGCTTGTCCGCTGTTAGCAGCATAGGTAGACTTCTTGTTTACGCCGCCTTCTTCACTGGTCACTGGCTTTGGGGCTGCTTTTAAACTCACAGCTTCCATCATGCCTGGCTCCATTTCGTCGGTGTCATCCATTTCAATGGCGTCACCGCCTTCGTCAGGACCAAATCCATCACCATCACTCATGTCGTCACCGCCCATGAGGTCTTCAAACTCGGCCATGAGTTGGTCCAGTTTGTCTTCTAAATTCATAATGTCGTCTTTGGTAGCAGGTTCGTCGCTGCTGCCTTCCTCGGCACCCATGCTAAATTCTTCTTCGCCATCGTCCATGGACATATCCATTTCTTCTTCGGCTTCCATGTTCATGTCAGATTCTTCTTCCATTTCCACGTCGTCGATTAGGTCGTCAGCAGCGTCACCGCCCATGCCTTCTTCTAATTCTTCTTCGGCTTCGTCCATTTCTTTGTGTTTGGTTTCTTCGATATCTTCTTGATCTTCTTCAGCCATGATATCTTCATAGATTTGACGGCTTTTTTCCACAACAATGTCGTGGAATAGTTCGCGGGCCTTGGCCTCTTCGTCATTGATTACATATTCAATCAATTGTTCAAAACGGTTCATATGGGAAACTCCTATAGGTAAAGTGTGCTGTTATTTACACACAAGGAGAAAAAGACGTGGTTTACGGGGCAAAAAGTCGTATAAATGTAATTTTTATTACATAGCCGGGGGTGCAGGAGGAGGTGCGTATTGTTTTCGCACCAGTTTGAGTTTCTCCTTGAACTCATACATTCTCACGTCATTCATCTTTCTCAATTTGTTAAGTTGACGCAGTGTGAGGCGAGTTTTGCGCAGGTCGTTGAGTTGCACTTGACTGTTGTCTTGTGAAACATCCTGATATGCTTCGGGGTCTTTGCGAAAAAATTCGTTTAACAGCATGTGGTATTTATACTGCAGGAGCGCCGCCGCCAGCGGGCATCACACCACCAGGAGCAACAGGTACAGCACCCGGAGTCACAGGAGGTGCACCAGCACCCTGTGGCGCCATGCCGGCCACTGCTTCGCCAGTTTCAATGTCAGCTTCCAGTCCACCTGGAGTGATGCCAATGCTGCGTAGATCTTGTCCGGCATTGGTGCTCATTTCAGGATCGTCACGTTCTTCGCGCCACAAATCTTCGTTTTCTTGGATTTCTTCTTCGGTCAAGCCCAAGAAACGCTGCAACAAGAAACGCTTGCTCATGTAAGGCAATGCTTCCAACTGCGTAAAAGCACCAATACGTGTGGTATCCAGTTCACTTTGACGATAACTGGCAAAGTTTTGAGGTGCATTAAACTTCAAATTAAACAGGCTAGAGTCTATGTTGAACCCGCGCCATTTCATAAACATCTTGAATTCGTCGTCGAGTTTTTGTACAATAAGACTCTGTAAACGTTCACAATATTGATTGAATCTGTACTCTTGTATCAAGGCTGTGCCCACTTTGCCATCGCTCATGGCACGGTCTGAGTCGTCAGGACCAGTGGGCAAGTAACTTGATGGTACACGCAAACCACGGGCCATTTTGTTGTTGAAGTATTTCAAATCATCAATTTCGCCCAGATTCTGTCCGCCTTGCAATGTGTCTACGCTACTGCCACGTCCGTCTGCACCTTGTGGAAAGAAATAGTCTTCGTTGATTGACAGTGGATTGTATGACGCATCCATCATGTTGTTGCCGCCACCAGTCATGGTGGGAATTCTGCGCTGATGCATTTCGTTTTTCACACGTTCCACAAACGCCATGGCCAAGTGTGATGGCATGTTGCCCACATCAATTTTAAAGATTCTGCGTTCTGGGGCACGGCTCACACGATAGATCAACACAGCATCTTCCAACAGTTCTTTCTGCTTGAATACCTTGTAGATTTGTTCCAAAATGCTACGTCCAAAAGGCCAGAATACATCTAATCCTTCGTTCAACGAAAGGTGTACAACGTGCTTGGCATCCAAGCAAACTTCGTTCATGGCAGTCATAAATCTGCTGTTGCCCACACCGCCACCGGTGCCACCGTTGGGCATGGTGTAGTTGGCATTGCCTGATATGGTGCCGGTCACTGGGTTGGTCATGTAGTCAGTGGTAGTTTTTGCAGCCACAGTCATGTTTTGAAAGTTGGGGTTGATGTCACGGATCACATACTGTTCAGGACGCTTGCCTTCTGATTCGTTGACAATAACTCTGGCCACTTTACTCATGTCCACCCACATCATTTCAAATGTTTCTGGGTCACGCACAAACACTTGATCACCATACTTGATGGTGTTGCGGAACAGTTTGAATATGCGCTGGTCCAGCTTGTTCAGCTTGATCCACTGTTGCAGTTGTTTTTTAATGATCGACACTTCGTTGTCTGTGGGTTTGTCTCTATAATCAACTTCAAACGGTGTACCGTTTTGCTCGTTCATCTGTGTTGAAAACTCAGCAATAATATCCAAACAAGCATTGATCTCTGAATCCATGTCCATGTTTTCGTACTGATTGTAGCGTTCAATACGATTGGGGTGGCCAGAGTAAACTTCAGGCAGTCTGCTGGCATAGTTACGAAATATAAAGTCTGCAGGCATACCTGTGTCGTTGCCGTCATTTCGGGCATAGCCAGGCAGGCCAAATTGGTTTCTACCTGAGATAGGGCTCATCACACCAGAAGTGTCTGCTACCTTGAAATACTTTTTCCACGAACCGGATTGTTTGTTGTCTGCCATAGTAGATTATTTATTGTTAGTTGCTGGCCACTGCGGCCATTCGCTCACTGGCTGTGGCCGTGGCTGCCTGACTGCGGCGTATGTCCTCCAACAACCCAATCATGGTCTGTTGTTGTGGAACCATGGCTGCCATGGCCGATCCCAGCTTGCCCAAAAATCCATCGCTGGTCAAGGGCAGCATGGCTTCTGGGCCTTTTTCTGCCACCATGGCAATGGTGGGATCCATGGCAACGCCGCCATCAGCAAAGCCAGGAATTTGTGCATGAATGTGCCCGGCAGTGGCATTGCTGCTGGGATTGTTGTATTCGTCTATCACAAGGCTGGCTCCCATGCTCTTGAGGTAGCGCACAATTTCTTGACCTTCTTCAGGAGTGGGTGGTTTGGTCAAGGTAAAGTCCAGGGCTGTGCCTCGTGTGTGACTGCTGCTGCTGGCTTTTTCTTGATGGAACTTGTCATTGAATGCTGAAAAGTAATTGAAGTTGGGCATGTTGCTTTGAATGGCTTGAGCCAACTGCACCAATTTGGGACTCAGTGCCGAACCTTCAGCATGCACGTCACCCTTTTTGATTTTCAAACCAGAAAGACTGCCACTGGCTTGCAGCCCCAGGCCACCACCACCAGATTGCAGTCCCATGCCCGAACTCATGGCAGCCGGAGTTCCACCGGACTCCATGTAAGTCACAGTGTTGTTGTAGTCTTGATCCAACAAAGATATCATGCCGTCAATGTATTTTTTGTTGTGATCAGTGTACTTGTCTTCCAGGTCGCGCCGATCAGTGATGTCTTTGGTGATGTCCTTAATGGCTTTGGTGATTTTTTGATACTCGGCATTGACTTCGGGCATGCCGGCGGGCTGTCCCGATCCCAGCAATTGTTTGGTGCTGATGATGTCACCGGCGTTTTTGGGCATGAACAGTTCGGGACCTTTTTCACCCACGATGTAGGGAGTGTTGGCATTGACTGGTCCACCGTCGGCTCTGAAGCCCAAGAATTTTAGAATTTTGTCGTCTATATCACCGGCTGCTTTTTTCCCTGCTTCATTTTGTGCTTTGTACTGAGCCTCAAGAGCGGCATCTTGTTCTTTGGTAGTACCTATACCAAAGTATTGTGCAAATGACGCATCTTTATATGCTTTGTCCATAGCCTCGTCGGCCTTTTTCACATTTTCTGGTCGAGTGTCAGGACCCAGTCCAGGCATTTTCATTATGAGATCAACTAACAATTCCAAGGCATCTATCAAATGAGGTAATGCGTACTCAATAATTCTGCCCATCATGGCATTGAATTTGATCATAACAATGGTCAACTTATCATACAATGGTGCAAGATCGCCGGCTGCTGTAGCCAACTTGATGTTGGTTTCTGTTGCGCTCTCCATCATCTTGCCTGTGATTCCTTGCAATTTCAGCATTTCATCTTGTTGCACCTTGGCTAATCTGATGTTAGCATCAGTCAAATCATCTTGTGCTTTGCCACCTTTTATGCCTGCATTTTTTTGATCTTCTATTATTTTTTCGTATTCACCTTGAAGATTTCGATTGGCCTCCAGTCCCAGTTCTGCACCTTCACTGATCTTCAAAAAGGTTTCTTCGCCTACACCTGTTTTATACAGTGCATTCATTTGTTTAGTAACTCGTCCCGTTTCTCCAGCAATAATTTGGAATCCTTGTATGGTTCCCATTTGGCCTTTAACCATGGCTTGCGCCACTTCCAGTGCTTTATAGTTGGTGGACATGCCAAGTTTTTGCGCTTCTTCAGTGTGTACCATACCTGTGGTCATGTCGCCAAAGCCTTTGGCTGCTGTTGCACTGCGTTTGGCCAGCATGACGTAAGTTGCCTCAAGTCTATCAGCAGCAGCAATTTGATTAGCATCGCCACTGTTGCGCATATCTTCTAATTGTGCCCTAAACATCTGTTGTGATCTAGCTGCTTCTCGTGTTTTTTCTGCTTCTTCTCGACTCATACCAGTGAGTTTGGTCAGTGCGTCTTGTTCAATCAAATACTTCTTGGCACCTTCTGCTAACTGCTGAGTGGTTTGAGTTTGGGATAACCCTACTCGAGTCTGCAGTTTCAAATACCCCATGGTACCAGCATTGATTTCTTCTTGCGTTAGGCCAGCGGCTCGCAACTGATAGTTGTACTGTTGCATGCCTTTGCCAATGTTCTCAAATTCTTTGCGTCCTGCAAAAACTGATCCTTTGAACAAGGCCAAGTCTTTGCTGCTTTCGCCGATCAAGCGCACATAACTTTCCATGTCTTGCACACCCAGGCCCAGTTTGCGCATGCCGGCCTGCAGACCAGTCATGCCATCTGCGGCAGCTGCACCTGACTTGCTTAGGCCTTGGAATCCTTTGAACAGGTCATCACTCATCTTGCCTGCTACTTTTTGCAGGTCAATCAGTTTGCCCGTGGCCAAGGTGGCAGCAGCAATGAATGCTTTGATTATGGGTCCGCCAGGAATTATGGCTGTGAGCAGTGCGCCAGTGGCCTCCACACCTTCGCGCATTTTGTCTAAACTGGAGTTGAATGCCTGATTGCCCTTGGCACCATCGTGCATGGCCTTGGCGGCTTCAATGCCAGCACTGGCCACTGAAGTGAATGATTTGATTGTTAGGTCAGCGGCTTGGTCAGCCTTTTTTGCAAAATTTGAAATGCCTGTTTTGGCATCTTCTAGTTTGCGGGCTGTTTCGTCAGTGACGTAGCCAAAACGACGCATGTCTTCGGCTACTCTGTTCAGTGCTTCAGCAACTGCGTCGGGATCATTTAGTGTGGCCATGTTTTTGTACCTATAAGTAGAACTATATTTATAGGTGAGCAAATGACCCAGTTAACCAATCCGCTGAAAGCGTTTTTTAGACAACCAGCAATCTATCTGAAACTGCCCAGCAATGGTAGTTTTTGGTCCGAAGACAGTGTGGACTTTCCGCAAAATCGAGAATTGCCCATATATCCCATGACTGCTGTGGATGAAATAACTTATCGCACTCCTGACGCCCTGTTCAGCGGGCAGAGTGTGATCAATGTGATTCACAGTTGTGTGCCCAATATCAAAAATGCGTGGTCAGCACCGTTCATTGACATCAACAGCATACTGATTGGCATAAGAATTGCCAGTTATGGTCACAACATGGAAGTTCACACTGTGTGTACCGAATGCAAAAACGAAGATGATTTTGAGTTAGATCTGCGACAAGTGTTGGACTCCTTGGAGTTTCCCGACTACACTGATCATGTGCAGTCTGGCGAATTGGAAATAGTTTTCAAGCCCATGACCTATGAACAGCAGAACGACATCAATCTGCGTCAGTTTGATCAACAACGAATCATTCGCATGATACCTGGGCAAGAAAATGTGTCAGACGAACAAAAACTGGATCAAATGGCCGAAGTCATGCGAAACATCACTAAGTTGACCATGGAAGCAATGAAAATGAGCATTGCTGCTATAAAAACTCCCAATGCTGTGGTCACTGATACAGACCACATTGAAGAGTTTTTGAACAACTGTGATCGCATGGTGTTCAACGCCATTCGAGAACATGCCATTGGTCTTAGACAACGAGCCGAAATCAAGCCTGTGACTCTCAAATGCACTGCCTGCGGTACCAACTACGAGCAAGTGCTCAGCATGGACATGGCAAATTTTTTCGGACCCGCCTCCTGATTTTAACCGCAGATGAAGTTGCCAAATACATTGATCAACTTGATCAGGAGGCCAACAAAATTCGATCTGAAAGTATCAAGATGGCATGGCACATGCGCGGTGGCATGACATACGATCAAGTCATGCAGTTGAGTTCTGCTGAGCGACACATGATTGCTGACATGGTCAAGGACCACATGGAAACCACCAGCAAAACAAAATTACCGTACTTTTAAATGGATATTGAAACTGTCACTGCTGATATATTAACATGGAGTGAACGCTTTGTAGAAGTTCCGCACCCTGCACTGGGTGGCTGGCCCCCATGCCCGTTTGCACGGTCTGCACGATTGAATCGCACCATACAAGTGCTGTCCGGTGCTGATCCTTACTTTGATCTGCGCAATCGCGCAAGATGGGGCATGGGGCAATATGAAGTTGTTGTGTATGCATATGATCCTGCAGACTGGCCATACTCACGTTTTCACTCAGCAATAGAGTCAGCCAACCAAGAATTTTTGCTCGCACGTGATTTGTTGGCCTTGGAAGATCATCCTGAATCTGTAGAGGATGTCAACGGTGTGAATATGAACCAAGGCCAGTATGCTTTGGTGCTGGTACAAAGTCTCAGCAAGTTAAACACAGCCGCAAAACAAATGGCTGCCAAAGGCTTTTATCACAACTGGCCCGAAGAATATCTCACTGGGTTGTTTACACATAGACAGGATCCCAGATGAGCAGTTACCAGTTTGCCAGAATTGACTTGAGTAAAACCAATTACCCAATCACAGTGGAATGGACTTACATGACGCAACCAGACATACCTGCGTTGAACGCCATCTACAGACAGTATTGTATTCACAAACATTTTGCCAGTGTGATGCCCATATTTGACAGTAGATACACCGACCCCATGACTGATGTGATTGCCTACTACGATCAAGCAAAATTAGTGGCATTTAGTTTGATCCGACGCTACGATGAACACAATGCCCTGTGCGATCAGTTTGCTTGGACCTATCACAATCCTCGACTGAGACTGGGCATAGAAACCATGAAAACCGAGTGTGCCATATACCGAGCACGAGGCTTCAAGTATCTTTACCTTGAACAGGCACACTTGTACAAAAGTGAAATAGACGGATTTGAAATACTAGGACCAATGGAGTAAAATATGGCAGACTTATACACAATTTGGGCAGACAAAGAAGGCGACATTTCTGACATTGACTGGGTCACGGGAATGAAGAGTTTCTTTGATCATTTGATTGAAGAAGGTCGTATGGAAACTTACAGAATCACACGTTGCAAAATGGGATTCCGCAGCATTGCAGACATGCCTGAATGGATGATCATCATGGAGTTCCGTGACATGGGCCAAATGGACTCAGCATTCAAACGTGTTGCTCCACTCAAAGGTGATCTCGAAGCCAAACACCAATCATTCAATCAGTTTGTTTCAGGAAACATTCAACACGCATTGTTTAGAGATTGGCCTGATCAGTTTTAATCGCATCTAAAAAAATATCCGCGCATTTGGCTTGTGCTTCTGTGCCAACATGCAACATATCACGTGCCGGAGGCCATTTATCTCTGTGTGGCAGGACAAACAGCGAATTTTCAGGAGTCTGAATTATCAAACGTTTTTTATGCTGTTGACACAATTGCTGCAATGCCAAAGTATTTTTATACCAATTTAATTGTCCATTGCTTTCACATTCATACCACCATCGTTGAATAGGATGAGTTATCGACTGGGGATGGAAAAAAAGCACTGTATCTTGAGTGTGCAACTCAAACCTTTGGGGGGGTGGTGTAAGCAACAACACATACTGAGCATTTAACCGATCAATGTAATGATACAACAATCTAAAACAGGTGTCCATACTAGCACCACCTATACCTAAATTCCATACCGATAGTCCAAGTTTATTTCCCACTATAGTGGGCCATATATCAGTCAACGGTAATCCAACTCCTGCTGTAAAACTGCAACCAATGGTAATGATACCCAGGGAATGATCAAATTCATTACAACGAAATCCCTGACTGTTGAACTGGTACGTTATTGCCCCAGGTTGATTCCACCCATATTTTTTTAATTGAGCTAGACGCTCAGGATCTTTGATATTTTCAAGAAATGCTTCTTCTGAATCTGAATCTACCCAACTTAAAGTTTTATTTTTGTGTTTGGTGTAGTAATGTGTTAATGGAATTTGCATCATATATTTAAGATCTCTTAGAGATCTGTTGATTTCGCTGTGCTCATCAACGTATTGTTTTCTAGAGCGAAGCGACAAAGTATTCATGTAGATTGTTTTAGTCAGACGGAACCGTTTTGCTCGGTTCCGTCTGTGTCTTCATGTGAGTTGAATCAGCCAAGACATTGGAAGTAGGTAATTTATTATACACCGTATGCTAAAGGACTCTATGCTTTTCCTTCCTACCACGATACGCTAGTGCGCTCTAAACCTCGTTCCTAGTGTTTAGATGTTTATAGCCGGTGTCTTCGTATGCTAACATTCATACTATATCAATGCGTTGGCCCTATTGTTCTAGCCTCAAACTCGCTTCCCCTTCAGGATAGTGGGATTTACCCACGGGAGTGCATCAATATGTCACGTGTCCGGTTTATGCCCCGGTTTTTCCACAGCGGTATTGCAAACTGGCCCGCCAACCTTAGGTGTTAGTTGAGTTTAAATTTTATCTTTGATGTGTGAGCCATGCACACGTACTTGTATATGGCCGTTGTAATAATCTGTTGATTCCAATACTCGTCTACTGAATTGCTCTCGTGCCTCAATGTAACTGCACTCACTCTTGCTTTTGCAATAGTAGAGTATCTCTCTGGTGAAGTTTTCGGTGCCTAAAGTGATTACGTCTGCGGTTAATTCTGGGCTTGACCCGTAGTACTCACGCCAATCACTATCGATCTTGGTGCGTATCTTCTTCCGCTTTTTTGTGCCGTTCTTTTGTTTTACTGTTTTGTACGTTGTTCGTGAAAATTTTGCTAATTTTTTGCCTATGTACTTGCGTCCAGATAGATTATTTGTGATTTCGTAAACAAATCCCACACAGTCTTCAGGTAAAGTCTCAACTGGGGTGTCTTGATAAAGCCATGTCATGCGCTTGGGGTGGATTTGCCTTTCGTGCTATAGTTATGCCTTGTAATTAAAGTTCACGTAAAAAGTTGCCTGTTCTATCACGGTGTTTGGGGACACTGTGACAGCGTATTGTATAAAATTGCTGATATCTGTTAAATTTATACCATTTCCAGTCCAGGTTGGGCGGCTGCGACTTAATTCTGTGTCCAGACGATCAGGAGTGATCAGTGTGGTCCGAAACTGTACTAGATTTTGTTTGAATGATTGTGTTCCTTGCTGACTGGCATGTGCCAGTGCTGCCTTGGCCACACGGTATGTTTCAAATCTGGGTTCAGCAGCAACCATATGTCGTTCTCCCACTGAACCAATGTTGAAAATATGTCCATTTTTGCCAGCGTCTTTCCATGTGTCGTATACTGCCATGTACAGGTTTGTTTGTGCAAAGTTAGCCCAAGATTCTTGTGGAGGACCGTCAAATGCATTGTTGACAAACACATCATAATTCAAACTTTGTTGAGCAATTAGCGCGACTGCTTGTTGATTGGTGATGTCCAAGTTTGTGGCTCTACTTACTGTGTCTGCACCAAACACATCCACTAGGTGTAGACCCAGTCCACGATTACCGCCTGTGACTAGCATTTTCATCGTGATTGATCCCATACTTTTGTAAACTTTTCACCACAGGTCATGGCACATTCAAACAGCCTGCTACTGTTGTCAAACGATGCCACAAGGTCTGACCAAAAGTCATTGGCAAATATTTCTGGCAATGATCGGTTGTGAATGTTTAGATTGTGCAATCCATACCGTTCCAAAAACTCACGCACTTGATTTTGACCATTGACCATGCTCAGTGCATTGGCGCCGGGCAATGATCCATCTCTAAATCTAGCATCATAGAGATTGTGATTGAAAAAATTACAAGGCAATACTACACCTTCCGCATTGATGGCCACTTTTTTGCCTGCTAGTGCATCGCACTGTATAGCAGTAGAGTCAAAATATTCTTTGATGTTTGTGTGTTGTTTCTTTAATTCAGGCAAGTACTGCATGCTGCGATTTCTATATTGCTCATTGCTGGGCGGTTGTAACACATGCTCTGCACCGGCCACAGGCCAAGAATCCATTTCAGTCATGGTGGTATGATTTAAAAATCTACCAGTCTTACGTATCAATACCTGGTGAAAACCCAAAGCCTTGCCCAATTGCTGGACCAAGTCAACCTGATATTCATTGTGCCGAAACACAATAAAATTCCATTGTGCTCTACCGCCTGCACGTATAAATGCTGTGGCATTGTTGATGGCCTTGCTGTATTTTACATTTTTTCTGTACAGATGTAAAGTATCAGCCAGGCCATCGATGCCAAAGTCTATCTGACCATAGCCGTTCATGATGCGGGCTATTTCTGCCCAATAGTCTGATTCATGCACACCACCATTGGTGTGTATGTACAACCATAGTCGAGGACTTTTGCTTCTAAAGTCACGCAAGACGTCCAAAAAGTCTGGGTGCATTATGGGATCGCCATAACTGCCACAGAAAAACACTTGCTTTAAACGTTGACAAAGTTCTGTGTCAAATGTTTGATCAATTACAGCACGTGACAAATGTGCAAGCGGCATGTAGGGGTTAACACCCACTCCTAAATGGTTGCGTGGACATTGTGGGCAAGCAGCATTGCAATATGAGGTAATCTCAATTTGATATTCATTAATGCTGTGAAAATTAAACAACTTCTATGTCCGTGTTGTAACTGGTAAATCCATTTTCTTTGACTACACGCAAGATGTTTTCCACACGACTGGTAAGTTCATCTCTATGCGATACAAGCCAAATACTTTTGTTTCGTTCACGTGTCATTTTCTTCAACAAGGCTAGTGCATTTTCCACACCTTGTGTGTCTAAGCCCGAATCGATCATTTCATCAATGAACAATATATTGATAGGATGATACAAACTTTCCCACACATCTCTAAATGCCCATGACATGCTGAGAATCAATCGGTTACGTTCGCCACGGCTTAAATTGTCAAAGTCCAGCTCGCGACCCAGTTCTTCAATGCTCACAGTCAAGTCATTTTGAAACTTTACCGTGTGTGGCAGTCCAATTCGATCTAGGTACCATGTGAGTCGGCTGTTCAAATAACTCAAGTTTTGATCAATGATTTTCTTGCGAACAAAACTGTCCTTGCTGGTGAGCAACTTTAGCAAAAACTCTTGATGGTCTTGTATTCTGGTAAGGTCATTTAGATGATCATAACTCACAATCTGTAAGGCCTGTACTTGCATGTCTGCAATTTGTTCGTCATAAGGATCTGCATCTGTGGTTCTTGTGTTTAGATCTTTGCGCAATGTTTCCACAGTGTTGCGATGATTTAATGCATGTTCTAAGGTGTCGTAGAACACCGTGGGTGCTGTGCCTAGTTCTCCCAGTTTGGCCAATTGGCTTTGATGTTCCATGCGCTGTGTGTCATTGGCCAACAATTGTAGCGCAGTTTCTTGCAAAGTGTCTTGTTTGGTCACACGTATTTCATCTTGTTTGGTATCATGTAGATCTTGACCACAGGCATAACACTGATGATTGTCTAGTGCTTCAATTTCTCGTTTTAGTTTTTCAACAGTTTTGTTGAGTTTTGCATCATCTGAATCAATGCTGCGAATCCAACGATTGCATTCGTCGATGGCTTTCTTTTTGATGTGAAATGCTTCAAAATCTCGATGTGCTTGCACTTCACGATCAATGTCTATGTGTTCTAGATCAGCAATGGCCTGTGTTAATTTTGCAACATCTTCATCACGCTTGGCCAGCCACAGTCGTTGACGTTTTTGTAGACTTTCTATTTGTTCTTCAATACGCCGGTTGGCTTCTTGCACAGCACGTATGCGGAACTCTTCTGAGGATATGGCATTTCGGGTTGACTTGTTGAGTTCTTTGATGCGGTCGGCACGTTCACTCAGCAAGGTAATGCCCAACAACTGTTCAATTATTGTGCGTTGTTCATTGGCTTTTAAACTAAGGAATGGAGGGGTATATGTGTTCAAGGCCACAATGTGTTGAAACATGTCATGGCTCATACCAAACACACGTTCTATTTCTTCTTGTGTTTCACGACTGTCGCCTTGTGCATCATCCTGTGCAGTGACTTGTTCACTGTCAACAAAGAAACGCAACACATTGGGCTTGCGCCCACGTTCAATGCGATAATTTTTGCTGTTGACAGAGAAGTCCAGACTGACCATCATGTTCTTGGCATTGGTCTTGTTCACAAGGTTGTCCTTGCGAATGTTTGACAGTGCTTGCCCGTACATGGCATAACTCAGTGCATTAATGATAGTGGTCTTGCCTGTGCCGTTGCGTGATCCATCACCGCCTAAGTCCAAATTTTCACCCAACACCAGCGTAAAGTCTTGACGGTCAAAGTCAATGCCTTGTGTGGCATTACCCACACTCATGAAGTTCTTAACAGTGAGATTTTTGATAGAGATCATAAGTTTTGGTAGATTTGCAACAGTAATCGGTTGTCGTAGAATTCTGATTCAATGTTGGTGAGTTGGTCTGTGACAATTTGATCCACTGATTCAAATTTCACATCACCAGGCGCAAGATCTACATCTACGCCGGCTGTTTTGTTTGGTATCAAGGCCATTTCACGTAGGTGGTAATCTCGTATAAAAGTTTCTTTGATGAAATTGGCTTCTTCGTAAGATATTTCAATGTCTAAGTTTACACGAACGTGCATTTTGGGGCTCAGTAGTGTGGCTGCGTTGTCTATTAAATTGGCCAATCCATACACTCTGTAACATGGCTGGTCTGGCCATGCATGATACTCAGGCTCTTTGCCCCATTCCAAGATCATCATGCCACGCTCATCATCTCCTGCATCAGCATAGTTGTGCGGGAAGCAGTTGCCAATATAAGTGATGTTGTTGGCAGTTTGACGTTTGTGAAAGTGTCCAGTGAACACATGATCAAATCCGCCAAAGTCGCCACGCTGTACTGTGCCGTGATCCGGCATTTGCACCATGGCATTCATGTAGTAGCCGGGCAATTCAAAATGCCCAAACATGTATTTTCCTGTTAATTTTGGTATGCGTTTGTGGTCATCTCCACACAACCAAGGAGCAATGACAACGTCACCAGCACTGAACCAATCATTACATATAACCACGTTCGGTAAATGTTTGGCCCACTCCACACTTTGAATATCGCGCTTGTCTCGATAATAAAGATCGTGATTGCCAGGAATAAAATACACCCGATCAAAGTTGTCATTCATGTGCTCCAGGGCCCGGAGACTGTAACTCAAGGTTACTATATTTAAACTGGCCCTGTTGTTGTGCCAATCGCCGAGAAACAAACAAGTTTCACAACCTTGTTCCTTTGCAGTAGTAGTGGCCCATTTAACAAAATCCAAACAGTCGTCGTTGTGTGTTTGACTGTTGGATTTGAGTCCAAAATGTATGTCTGTAAAGACTGCAGCCTTCTTGAATAGATTTGTCATTCGTTATTGTACACTATACCTAAAAGTTATTCAACATGCAATTCAACCAGATCAACCACATGCGGCCACAAGTCTTTGAATTTACTGTCAGACCATTTGTCATACCATGCAATTCGATCATAAAACGCTTTTTTTGAGCAGGAGTGTTCTTGTGTCTGTGTTAGTTTTGTTTTGATCAAGTCTAGATTTGCCAAAGGATATAAATCTCTATCTTCTGGATGAATATTTTCATAATGTATTTTTATAACTTCATCAATAATCTTCTCAGCTGAAGCCTGCACAGCACTTGGCATCTTAAAGACATCTACAGCAGCGTGGCCAAAGTATGACTGAAAATTGAATTTTTTTATTCCAAGTTGATGAAATCGTTGAACAGTGTCGACTAGATCAAACGCACTAAACATACTGTATACTATGTTGATGACAACCATATCAGGCCAGTGTTGATTTAAAAATTTTAAATTTGTTTCTAGTTGTGCCCAGCTGGCACCGTTTCTAACATATTCAAACTGTTGATCAATGTTTTCACAACTGATGTTCCACACAGTGTTCTCTCTTGGCCTTGCCAACAAGTTTGATATGCAAGGCAATCTTTCTAGATCGTAAGACAGATTGGTTATTATGCTGATTCTGACAGAGTTGGGTAATGCGGCAATCAACGCATAATTTTGTTTCATTAACATGGGCTCACCGCCTACCAATGTAATTTCATCAATTTCATCGACATGTTGCAGTACGAAATTTAACAAGTCATCTTGATAATTTTTTATTGGACTAGAATTTTGTTTGTTTAATTTTTCGGCCCAAGTACTACTGAATTTTGGAATGCAATACATGCAATTTAAATTGCATTTATTGTTCCATCGCACGTCAATGTTTTTTAATTGAAAGCCATTGTAATTTGGATAAAATTTTAAATAGTGTTCTCTCAACTGTGAAAGGCCACTTGATTGTTCCAGTTCCACGCACATTTTGCAGTTGTCATGAAAATTGTTGTTGAGCATGGACTCACGAATCTGATTTAAGATTGGTGATCCTTGAATTTCTTCAATAGATGTATGATTAAGATTGCCAAGGCTGACACTGCCGTTACAGCATGTTCGCACATGCCCATCTTCTCTAATGGTCAATCCATTGAATGGTGCCGTGCAATACACTGAATTTATTTTTTGTAGGCGGTGATTACTGATCATTCACGGTGTCCATACTGGCTTGCGAAGACTGCGGCTTTGATCATAGATTAATCTGCCTGCACTATAGATAAAAGCCCATGGCTTCAGCAATGGCTTTGTGAGTCAAAAGGAAATTTTGTGTGCGTCGATAATCAAACTTTTTCATTTCTGCTACAAAAAGTTGTCCATCGCTGCAGTCAATGGACATTACTTGTTGAACAATGGACAGTAGTTCAGGGTGAACAGTATTGGTATATTTTTCTATGACCAAATTCTTTGCCCTGGATGTGAGGTAATTGATAGAAAAATACTCTGGTTGTTCAAGCATAGCAAAAACAAGGTCTATATTTTTAGATTTAGCCCAATTTACTATATCATCAAGATACAGTACATTTTGAATGTTCACTGTGCAATATGCAAATGATTTAAATTTGGTTTTGTCTAAAGACAAAAACTCTCGTATATTTTCAACAACATTGAGCCAAGAACCGCCACGTTCAAATTCAAATCTATCTTCAACATTGTCTATGCTTATGGCTATATCTACAAATTTAAATTGACTAAGTCGAGCAATGAGATCTTTTGGAAAAATAGAACCATTGGTAGTTAATTGCAATGAAATATGATCAGCATGGCCAAGATCAATGATATGATCCAACACAGTTGGCAAATTTTTAGCAATTAAAGTTTCACCCCCAACTAAATCAAGATTTGATAAATCTGGCCAGACTAATTGCATACTGAGTAAAAATTTATCAATATTATCATACCATTTATTTTGTTCTAAAATTTGCGTTTGCTGGAGGTATTGTTTGGTTTGCTGAGTGTCTGCAAACTTTATTTCTTCGGTTATGCGCAACGAACTATTTGGGATGTCACATATTCTACATTTGTAATTACAAGTGCTGGACAATTTAAGTTCGAGACTGCGGATTTTAGGATCATATATCCAATCAGACAACAATTCTTTATGATGCATGCTCATGCGTTGCTGTCTATAACTTGCCTGGTTATGCGATTCTCGATTCCAACAATAGTTACAAGATGAAGGCCGTTCGCCGCGCAACATTTGATCTCTTAATTGTTGCATGTCTTGGCCATGAAATAAATTTTTTGTTTGTAGATCTTGAACCTTGCCTATGACCAACGAACTGTAACAACAAGGAGACAGATTACCAGCAGTCCCTATTCTTGTATGCGTCCATGGTAAAGGACACATGGTTTGCACATCTACAACATCTCGCAACGCAGTATTGGTTTTTTTTAAATTACAAAGACGCTGTTTAATCACAATGAGATGATTCTTCATAGGTAGTTACAACCGGTCCGCTCATGGCCTCCATACTTGCT